GGTACATTCTGACTAAAAAAGGTTGGGAGTACGGAACGATGTATGAGCCTCAGACAAAAAGATTCAGAACTACTGCTGACAGCAAAGACGCAATACTGAGAAGCAGCGCTCAACCGGTTTTTGACTACACCATCATCGACCTTTTTGTATAAGGATATCACCATGAACCCGTTTACCTACAACACCCTCCTCCAGAAAGAAACCGCTGATTATTGGAAGCACCCCACCAAAAAGCGAGCGCCAAAATCCATGCGCAAGAAGAAGCGAAAAGCGCAGAAAATAGCCCGCCGATTGAACCGGCGATAAGGCCAAAATTGGTGGTCTGTTGGTTAACGCATAAGGAAGTTAACGCTGGAGGATGACAAATGGACAAAAAAACCATTAAAGCCAAGGAGTTACAGCGAAAAGCACTGGAACTCCGTACACTTGGTCTTTCCTACCAGCAAATCGGGGACCAATTGAGTGTCAGTAAGACCGCTGCATTTAAGTCCGTTGCAAAAGCCCTGAGTGAGATTGAGGAAGAAACCCGACAGCTTGCCAAGCTGAACAAGACCCTGGATTTACAGCGGCTGGATTGGATTATCCGGGAAGCCATGAAGCTGGCACTGAAAGGTGACTTACAGGCAATGGACAGGATTATGAAAGCCATTGACCAGCGAGCGAAAATATACGGCTTTGAAGCTCCAAAGAAGATCGCTCACACGACACCTGACGGTGAAGAACTGGTGAACCAGGGTGTCGTAGTGGTGCCCTCACCCATGGATTTAGAACAGTGGCTGACCCAATACCAGCCCAAGGACGACGCATGATTACCGTCAAAGGGACGAAATACGAGCTGGATTGTCATGGGATCACCCCACGGCAGGCAGAGTTTATTATTTTGCTGGCCGAAGGCTACAGCCAGCGGCAACTGGCCGCCGAGGTGGGCATAACCCATCAGGCAATTACCGCCCGTTTAGCTGGCGCAAAAGCAAAGTTGAGCGCAAAGACACCCACCGAGATGGTGGCGGTGTGCTTTGCCGAGGGATGGATGCGGAAGAAGGGAGAGAGCAAGGATGCCTAAGCCTAATAAAATGGTTTGCAGCGTGGCGATATCAGTACACAAAGACAACAACAAAGATCAGGCATTGAGGCTTTATCCCAATGGGGACGAGAACGCCGAGCCCATCGATATCCATTTATTGTTTCCAGAGCATGCCATGATGAGCGAACCAGTCATGGAAGGCATGATGGAAAGCCTGGCACACCAGATGGCCGAGGCGTACCGACAACACTTGAAGCAAGAGAAGGACAAACGAATCGCCAAAAACATAGTGACGACTTTCTTAAACCGAGCCAGGCAGAACTGAGGCCATCGTGGCTATCACCTGGTCACCCCAACCCGGCCCACAGACCGCCCTGCTCACCTGCCCTATTGAAGACATTCTCTATGGTGGTGCCCGGGGCGGAGGCAAGACCGATGGCTTTTTGGGCAAGTGGCTGATGAGGTCGCAGGTTTATGGCGGCAAGTGTAAGGGATTATTCGTCCGTCGCAGTATGCCAGAGCTGGATGAGGTCATAGGCAGAAGTCAGGAGATATTCACCCCATTAGGAACCCTCTGGAAAGCGCAGAAAAGCACATGGGTTATGCCCAACGGGGCTATACTCAGGCTGCGAAGTTTGGAGCGGGATGCTGATGCGGGCAAGTATCAGGGACACAGCTACACCGACGTTTATATTGACGAAGGGGGTAACTTCCCCAATCCGGATCCCATCGACAAACTGAACGCCACCCTACGAAACCCTCACGGCATCCCCTCCAGTTTTAACGTGAGCGCCAACCCCGGCGGCCCGGGTCACGAATGGATAAAAAAGCGATATATTGATCCTGCTCCACTGGGTATGAAACCTGTCATTGATGGCAGTAGCAATGCCAAGCGTATCTATATACCGAGTCGCCTTGAAGACAACCGACTGCTGATGGATGGCGACCCTGGCTATATTGCCCGCTTGAAAAAGTCAGGCCCACCGTGGCTGGTGCAGGCATGGCTCATGGGCGATTGGAACGCCACACCAGAAGGCGGCCTCATTAAAGCGCAGTGGTTCAAACGCTACAACGTACTACCCTCGGAATTTTTACGAGTGATTCAAAGTTGGGATACCGCCTATAAACCAGAACAGGTGAACGACCCGAGCGTCTGCACCACCTGGGGCGAAACCCGACACGGCTGGTATTTGTTGGACGTATTCAGAGAGCGCATGGAGTACCCGGCACTGAAACGGGCAGCGGCCAGCCTATACGAGGCATGGCGACCCCAGGGAGTGCTGATAGAGGACAAAGGCAGCGGCCAGAGCTTGATTCAGGAGCTGCGCCAGGGCGTAGGGGTAGGACAGACAAAGGTCAGAATTCCCGTGATCCCCATCGACACCAAAGGCATCAACAAAGTAGACCGATTAATTGCCGTATCGAGCCTGTTTGAAGCAGGCATGGTTTATTTGCCAGAGGTATCGCCGTGGTCATTAGATTACGAGATAGAGATGACCATCTTTCCCCTCGCCCCCCACGACGATCAGGTGGACAGCACCAGCCAGTTTCTAAAGTGGGCGCATGAAAACAGTGCCAGCTTTGACCATGCTGCCAGCGGCCGCAAGCGGGTGGGCATGGCGGCAATGGACGACGGTCAAAGCATACAGAGCAACAAGGGCTATGGCAGTGTGCGGGGTAGTAATGACTTTAGGGGGTATTGATAGAATTGTTATTCCCTGAGAAGTGGTCATGAATATACATTAATTCACATAGCGCATGACGAGCATCAACCATAGACAATGTTTCAACGTCATCAAGCATGCTCATAAGGGCTTTGTAGTTGTCATGCAAATGCGACGGAAGATCTTTTTCTGGCTTGATCAATATCAGGTGATAATAATAAGCCTCTTTTAATCTGAGTATTAGGTCTCCCTCCCCCAATAATCGCTCAATGGCAAGACTGATTTTTTTCAATCCGTAATCAGTTTCTGTATTCACTCAACAAACTCCTCAGCCGGATCAGACTGTAATAGTTATTCTTATACACTTCGGAGAATCCGGAATTTTTGTTAATAGAAAATCATCATAAGTTCATTGTACCTTTTGAACTCATTGAAAACATTAGGTAATCACCATGGCAAGGAAGCCCACCCTCGGCGAGATCGCCCAAGCCGACCACGGCATTCTGATGAGCAAGGCCTACACCCATATGCTGATGGAAAACCCCGACAGCGTCCTCCAGCAGCGAGGCCGGGATATGCGGCTTTATGATGAGCTGCTACGGGACGACCAGGTGAAACCCTGCTTTCAGCAACGCAGGCTGGCCGTGACCCAATCGGAGTGGGACGTGGAACCGGCCAGCGAGAGCAGCGAAGACAAAGCCGCAGCGGAATTTATTAAAGAGCAGTTAAATAGCCGCAACTTTGATGACATTACCGATAAGATGCTATTCGGCGTCTTTTACGGTTATTCAGTAGCCGAGTGTTTGTGGGCATACGACGGCAACAGAATTGTCATAGACGATATCAAAGTCAGAGACCGCAGCCGGTTTAGGTTTGATCTGGAAGGCAACCTAAGGCTGATCAATATCCAACATCCCAACGGCATGAAGCTGCCTGAAAAAAAGTTCTGGGTATTCAGCGCCGGTGCCGACCACAGCGACAACCCCTATGGCATGGGGCTGGCGCATTATCTTTATTGGCCGACTTTTTTTAAACGCAACGGCATCAAGTTCTGGCTGATTTTCCTAGAAAAATTCGGCATGCCCACCGCAGCGGCCAAACTTCCTCCCGGACAGGCACAAGATCCCATCGAGCGAGAGAAAGCTCTGCAGGCACTGGATGCTATACAAAGCGACAGCGGCGTGGTGATTCCCGACAACGTGATTATTGAGCTGATCGAAGCGGCCAGATCCGGCACCGCCGATTATGATGCCCTTTGCCAACGTATGGACAAGGCCATCAGTAAAGTCATTCTCAGCCAGACCATGACCACCGATGATGGCAGCAGCCGCAGCCAGGCCGAAGTTCATCAAGAGGTTCAGGAAGCGGTAATTAAAAGCGATGCTGATCTGATTTGTGAGAGTTTCAACCAACAGGTGGTGACCTGGCTGACCGAATGGAATTTTCCCAACGCTTCCCCACCCAGAGTATGGCGGAAGACCGAGCCAGAAGAAGACCTGATGGCCAGGGCAGAACGGGACAACAAGATCAGTACCCTCGGCTATGAACCCACCGAAGACTATATCCGGGAAACCTATGGCGAGGGTTGGAAGAAGAAAGAATCCAGTCCGTTACCACCCATGGGCGCAGGAGCACCAGAACTGCCGCCAGAGTTTTCCGAGATTTCCAGTCTGACCCAGAAGCGAGCCAGCCACCGGGCAGACATGCAGTCATTAGTGGACGCCGCCGAGTATTTAAGCACCCAGTACCAAACCATGTATGGCAAGCGGGTGGAGCAGCTACTGAACTATCTGGAGGAAACCGATGATGTGGCTACTTTTCGGCAGAAGTTAGTAGAGATGATGAAGGAACCGCCTGCCGATGAGGCGGTGGAGACGGTCAGGAATGCTTCTTTTTTTGGGCGGTTGATGGGGCTGGTTTCCGGTAGTGCAAAATGAAAAGGCTGGAGATTCACAAAGAACCTCCAGCCATTCCATACCTTCACTAACCTCGAGCAATAATGCTATCGGCCAAACACAAATGGACTTAAATCATTCTGTCTTTTTTCAAGCTGTGTCGAATAAAAGAACCCGGCACGACTGTGGCCGGGCATCACAGAAGAAAAGACACTTCTCTGTGAAAAAACTGGCTAATGGCATCGGCAAAACATTCACAATGCCAATAAATATTGGGAGTAATCAGGCTGGAAAGAAGGTATTTGAAAATGTGTTATGAAGTAAGTTCTCCCCCTACCAACCAGGACACGGGAAGCTGACAGGGGGAACAGCTACAACCTATGGGTGTCAAACAACCACCTATTCACATTACCAATGATATTCCTTAAGGTCAAAGGCAAGTATAAAACTGAAATTGATTGCACGACCGGTCGTTGTTATCTGATTACCAAACCTTTACTGCTGCTTTGCATATGCTCTCCTATCCTTAGCTGACAACATTAATGAAATGAAAAGGAGAGTGGTATGTCTGCGATCATGAACTGGGGGTTCGGTTTTTTCCTGACAGACTATGCTGGGTTTGCATCCACAATGATTCGATCGGTTATTCAGGCTCTATAACCCTTCGAATAGGAGCAGAAATAGTTAGTCAGTAATTGTCTAAAGAACACCCCTCATCGGTGAATATAGGGAGTAGTAGGCTAGTCAGGTGCTATTCATCGATGAGGGATCTTAAGGCAGTTATCAGACGTTCAGTACAGGGTAAAATTTTCATCTTTAGAAAGGATGGTATATCAACCTCGAAATGCAAAGTTTAAAGCCACGAGTGACCGGTACAAGGAGAGTATCGGTATTTACCAAGATTAATGTCACCATACGGCCTGCAAAGTAACATCCCCTCTATAAAGGCTCGTCTGGGTCTTAGCCCCGCCTATACACCGAACCAGACAACATAATCCACAGCTGAACCAAGAATAACCATCAGAACGATCAATCCAAAATGTACCTGCATAAGACACCTTTATTATCATGGTTATCGTTGCCGTCAGACACAGAATACATTTATCACGTTGAAGGGAAGATGGCCAGACTTAAGCCAGTCACTCATGAGAAGGAGGGGCTGGTTATATCTTGGTGAAGAATGAAAGGATTAATATTGAATTTCTGCAGTATTTTTCAGTTCCGCCTTAATGTCATTACACAACTTTATGTAAGCCTCAATCAGAAAGTTTAAGTCTGAATTTGAGATTTTTTTGTAGTCGTTAAAGGTTTCAATCTCATATTTTCCAAGCACTTCATTTAATGAACACATGGTGGTTTCAATAAGCTACCTGATTTCCAGGCTGATGGAATTTAAGTCCAGTTTATTGTATGCCTTAATTCCTTTCACCAGTCTCTTATATTTTGGACTTTGGCTATCAAGCAACGCTCTCATTGAGCGCTTTAATCGAATTTCAATATCACTCACAACTACACCATTTTTAAAAAATACAGACGATGAACTAAAATGCCACTGTTAACTGATTTTGTGCCTGTGCTGTTGGTAAATCGATAGTCAGATCTATCATTATGTTTTAGTGCACGATGAAAGACCTGACCCTTATTCCCTAATATTCAACATCCCAACGGTATGCCGCTGCCCGAGAAAAAGTTCTGGGTATTCAGCGCCGGAGCTGACCACAGCGATAACCCCTATGGCATGGGGCTGGCTCATTACCTTTATTGGCCAACCTTCTTCAAGCGCAACGGCATCAAGTTCTGGCTGATCTTTTTAGAAAAATTCGGCATGCCCACCGCCGCTGCCAAACTTCCCCCCGGGCAGGCGCAAGACCCCATCGAACGAGAGAAAGCCCTGCAGGCACTGGATGCCATACAAAGCGACAGCGGTGTGGTGATTCCTGATAACGTGGTTATCGAGCTAATAGAAGCAGCCAGATCCGGAACCGCCGACTATGATGCCCTTTGCCAACGCATGGACAAGGCCATCAGTAAAGTAATCCTAAGCCAGACCATGACCACCGACGATGGCAGCAGTCGCAGTCAGGCAGAGGTTCATCAGGAAGTTCAGGAAGCAGTAATCAAAAGCGATGCTGATCTGATTTGTGAGAGCTTCAACCAGCAAGTAGTGGCCTGGCTAACCGAATGGAATTTCCCAAACGCTACCCCGCCCCGAGTATGGCGGAAGACCGAACCCGAAGAAGACCTGATGGCCAGGGCAGAACGGGACAACAAGATCAGTACTCTCGGCTATGAACCCACCGAAGACTATATCCGGGAAACCTATGGCGAGGGTTGGAAGAAGAAAGAATCCAGTCCGTTGCCACCCATGGGCGCAGGAGCACCAGAACTGCCGCCAGAGTTTTCCGAGATTTCCAGTCTGACCCAGAAGCGAGCCAGCCACCGGGCAGATATGCAGTCACTGGTGGATGCCGCCGAGTATTTAGGCACCAAATACCAAACCATGTATGGCAAGCGGGTGGAGCAGCTACTGAACTACTTGGAGGAAACCGATGATGTGGCTACCTTTCGGCAGAAGCTGGTAGAGATGATGAAGGAACCGCCTGCGGATGAGGCGGTGGAGACGGTCAGGAATGCTTCTTTTTTTGGGCGGTTGATGGGGTTGGTGTCGGGGGGGAATTCAAGAATCAAGACCTGACACTGGTTTTAAACCGGAAACGAGCAACGCCAGTTTGCTGGGAACGTTTTGTTGGGCGTGACTCCGATTTTACCGTCGGGCACAAACCTGTCGCACTTCGCCGTGCAACGCCGAGGTTTGGGGCGACCGGAACAGAGCGAAGCGGCGAGTAGGTTGTCCCAGCAGCACACGACAGTGTGATGCGATAACACCGACTTGTTATGCACTGTTCTCAGACTCCACTTTTTCAACTGCTTCTGCGATTAGTTTTGCACTCTCGTAAGACATACCTTGGGTGACTTTATAATACGCGTCCCTCATTACCTCAAAAGTATTTAAGCTTGTATTTATTGCCAGTGTGCCTATACCACCTAACATTAACTTGTAGAAATTATCATTATCATCGTATACACGACGAAGGTACTGCTTCTGGAATTCTTTTAGCTCATCATCCTCAGGATTAGCCAACGAACTTACATATGTTTCCAGCGCATTTCTGGTATCACTGATTTCTTCTGGGTTTGGCTCAGAATACATATGAATAGCAATGGATTTATATATTGCAGAAAAATATTTTAAATAGAAGGAGTCATCGTAGTACTGCTTTATAAGATAACTTGCTCCAACTGCCCGAAGTAAACCTTCTTCTCGCGCAAGGCGCTCAACTTGCTCGCAGGTTATTTTGAGGCTTTCTCTGGCATCTTCATCTGGTGCCATATCAAAATCATCTTCCACACTTGATGATCGAATGACATATTCATCTACCCATGTAGCAAGCTTAGAAGGAGAACTAAAAATTTCTTTTTCAGATGGCTTGTCAATCTTCGGGGTAGGAACAGGCCGTTCTTCTTTCTTTTTTCCGAAAAGCTTATCTATTAATCCCATGCTTGATTTCTCCTTGATGCATAACAGTGGTTTAAACGAACCGAGTTCGCATAACACACTATCTATTTTTCTGAACTGTTAATTAAATGTCTTTTTAAAACAGACGATTGCAGTCTATTGATACGATATTACTATTTATCAACGGGTTCGCATTTGCGATTTTGTATACCATTCGCTTAAACATAAGCATCCCCTAAACACTGTTTTTTTATCAATAAAAACAGCCAATTAACCGAACCTTTGTAAATGCTGTTTATACGAACTACTTTTCCTAAAACCACTGTATAAATAAACAGATATGGATGAGAAAGTAGTATGCGCCTGCAACAACGGTTTCGCCTTGCTATGCGAGAAGGGAATTATTCACTTGAAACAGAACGTTCTTATTGGGGTTGGATTCGTCACTATATTCGTTTTCACCGAATGCGCCACCCAGATACGATGGGAGGGAATGAAATCTCCCAGTTTCTTTCCTATCTTGTTGTTAAAAGGCATGTGGCTGTGAACACACAGCAGCAGGCACTGAGTGCTCTTGTTTTTTTGTATCGTAAAGTCTTGAATCGCGAAGAACTGGACATTAACGAATGGAAACCCGCCAGGCGAAGAAAACATTTACCTGTTGTCTTTTCAAGAGATGAGGCTAGCCGTGCAATATCTCATATGAGTGGCAGACCACTGGCCGTGACATTACTTATGTACGGTGCCGGCCTTAGGCTTAAAGAAGCACTGTCTTTGCGGATTAAAGACGTTGATTTTGGCCGTAATGAAATTACCGTTCGGCAGGGTAAGGGAGATAAAGAACGTATTACTTTATTGCCTCAAAAAGCTATTTCTATATTAAAGACCTACATTGAGCACTCTCGTGTTCTTCATGAAAAATCATTGGCTGAAGGTGTTGAATTTGTTCACTTGCCTAATGCGTTAGCTAGAAAATATCCTAATGCAGGCAAGGAATTAGCTTGGCAATATATTTTTGCCAGCGATCAATTGAGTAAAGACCCGATTACAGGTAATACAGGTCGGCATCATATTCACCCCAGAAGCATCCAAAAAGCTGTAAAACAGGCAATTATTAAAGCGGGTATCAATAAGCATGCCAGTTGCCATACCTTTCGGCACAGCTTTGCTACTCATTTACTGGAAAGTGGCTATGACATAAGAACGGTTCAGGAGTTACTGGGGCATGTCAATGTGAATACTACAATGATTTATACCCACGTTTTAAACCGGGGGGGTAAAGGTGTATTAAGTCCGGTTGATGATTGATGACTTTAAGTGGGTAGATTTTGAGCTTATCTACCTCCCCCCCCCCACGCTACCGCCCCTCGGCTTAAAGCTGACGTCGTTATAGGGTTTGTGTGGCACTCGCCACCTGTCGTTTTCTGACTGTTCACGGAAAATTACTGCATTATACAGAAGTAAACACCAGTACAAAGTACGGAAATACCCACTGCCTTTCGTACTGTCCGTGACCCACCAGATCTACAACTTCTTCGAACTCAGCGCCGCTTTTGACCTGAAGCCCGAACAGGCCATCCAATACTTTCAGCAGAAAGGCATTAAGGCCAGTTTCAGCTGGATGGACATGATCGGGGAGGAGCATGACGCCGCCGTCACCGTTGCCAAGATGATGGATACCAACCTGCTGTCTTACGTAGACAAACAGGTGGATAAGATGCTGGAGACAGGGGATACCCTGGCAGACTTCAAAAGAGCCTTGATCCCCAAGCTGCAGAAAGCGGGATGGTGGGGCAAACAGGACGTGGTCGACCCCCTTACCGGTAAAGTGATCAAAGCGCAGCTGGGCAGCGCCACCCGGTTAGAAAATATATTCAGAACCAACCTGCAGAGCGCCTATGCCGTCGGCCAGTGGCAGAGTATCCAGGCCAACAGCCAGGCTGCCCCCTTTTTGATGTATGACGCCGTAGAAGACCACCGCACCCGACCAGAGCATCAACAGTGGAACGGTACTGCCCGCCCCGTAGACGACCCTTTCTGGCAGACCCACTACCCACCCAACGGCTGGAATTGCCGGTGCGGCGTGATTCAGCTGACCAAAGCGGAGATGGAACGACATAAAATACCGCTGTCGCCAAAGCCAACCATCAAGAAGCGCCTGTGGATAAACCCCCGCACTGGTAAAGCCACGACGGTGCCCGTGGATTTAGACCCCGGATGGGATCATAACCCCGGCAAAGCCCGCATGGACAAGCTGCGCCAGCTGGAAAAAGAGAAAGCCCTGCAGCTAAAACCCGGTATGCAGCGAGCCTTGAAACAGGGCGTCCAGGCCGCTAAGCAGGCAAAGCAAAAGTACCTCACCCAGTTAGCTGCCAACACCGCCCTCAAGAAGCTGGGACAGGCCAGCGTGGACGGCACCTTTATCGCCCAGAAACAGAAAACGATTCAGAAAGCAGCGCAGCACCAGCTGGACACCGCCATCGCCGAGAAAACGCCCTACCTGTCCAACGCCATTAAACAGCTGCAGAAACAAAAAGGCAGCGCCAGCCTGACCCCCAAAGAGCTGCTGGACAGCGCCAAAGCGAAAGCCGAGAGCATTAAACAGTCGGTGCTGATCAACCAATACAAGAAAGCCATCATTGACGGCAAGGCACCGAACAGCAACGCCCTGGCGGCCTATCACCAGCTGCCAGAGGAAGCGCAGAAAGCCATCGACCAGAGCATCGAGTTAAAGACCGGGCAACTGCAGGCCAAAGAGACCCTGAAGGACATTAAAGAGAACCCCAAAGGGCAGACACTGAAAAATCAGATCCTCATAAAGCTGGAAAAAAGTGGAAATACCGACGACCTGACCCCGGTTCAGCTGTTGAAAAAGGTAGAGGAGCAATACCAGGTCGAGCAGCTGAAGAAAGAGACTGCTGCCAAGCTATCGGGTTACAAAAAGAAAGTGCTGGCCGGTAAGTTACCCACCCCGGGACAGCAGGCGGCATTCAATACCCTGGATGAGGAAGCCAAGGAAAAGTTTCTGGCAAAGCTGGATAAGGCGAAGCAGGGAGCCATACAGCCAGTAGCAGAGCCTCACAACACTTCGGACTTCCCTATACCTACTACTGACCATACGACCAAGCAAAAAGTAGCACAAAACCCAGCAGCAACAACTACAGAGCCAAAAAACGAAGCCCCCCAATGGAGTGACCTCACCAAGATCGGCAACCAGAAAGGCTCCAACCCCGGCGGCTTTTATCAGGACACCACCACCGGCAAAAAGTACTACATCAAGGAACCCGCCAGTGAAGACATCGCCCGCAACGAAGTGCTGGCAGCGAAGCTATACGAGGCGGCAGGGGTGGACGTGCCCAACGTTTACCTGTTGCAGGACGGCAAACAGATCCGCATCGCCTCAGAAATTATTGATGGCCTGCAGCAGGACGCTGCCCAGCTAACCAGCGGCAAGCTCCAGGGCATACGAGATAACTTTATGGTGGACGCCTGGCTGGCCAACTGGGACGTGGTGGGACTTTCCTACGACAACCTGCTGGTGAAAGGCAGCAAGGCCATCCATATCGATACCGGTGGTGCCTTGAGATACCGGGCACAAGGTGGATTAAAAGGCGACGCATTCGGGAAAAAGGTGCTGGAGATCGAGAGCCTGCGAGACAGCGCCATGAACCCCCAATCAGCGGCGGTGTTTGCCAGCGTTACCCGGGAAGACATGATCGCCGGTGCCCGCAAAGCACTGGCACTGGATAAACAGCAGATCACCGAGCTGGTAGAGAGCGTCGGCCCCACCACAAAACGGGAACGCACCAGGCTCATTAATATCTTGGTGGCCAGACAACAGGACATAGCAAAGCAGTATCCAGAAGCCCTGCAGAAAGCAACACCAGAACCAACCATCAGCGGCAGCGCCATCAATCGGCTGGAGTATGAGCAGGTGGTCAACAGTCGTTCAAATGGTTATACCATCCCCACCGACAAGGGCGACATCGAAGACCATAACGTGCTGCTCTACCATAAAAAAAACCTCCAAGGCATGGACGTGACCGGTGCTTATTTCAAACTGATGCCCAGCGCCATGCGAAAGCTGGAGCAGACCATCGGCACGATTGAAAGTACCGCAGAACCCTATGAGGATATGCATAAGAAAATCATCACCGCCATCAAGTCCGTGGCACACCGGGCGGAAAATGGCTATGGCATGGATGATTATGTGTTTGAGCGCATCGATGCAGCGGTAGAACGCTGGCAGCAGGTACTGGATGAGATGACCGAGCAGGCATCGAATAACCTGCGGTCATCCCGTGATCTGGCGGCCTTTACGAACCGAACCCAACCTTTTATTGATGAACTCAGGAAAGTGCGTCACAACACCCTGGAAGGTGAGATACCGAACTGGAATGCCAAGGTTGGTAGATACAAAACCTTCAGCATTCCCCCTGCGGCCTCAGTTAAGCAATCGTCCGGCATTCAATGGACCGAGGACAGTACTGAGTTTCAGCTGTCCAATTTTCAGAAAGGTCGGCAACGAGAGGGGAAAAAGACCTTCACCCTTTCTGCCCGGCGATACACCGCTGAAGTGGATGGAGCCACTATCCATTACTGGCCAAAACATCACAGTGTGCCGTTCTCCCTGCAGGGTCGCATGGAGATTGATGTTACCGGCATCCAACAGGCGGACACTGAACGGGTGTTTTCGGTGATGGATGAGCTGGGCATCAACAGTCAACGCACCACCACAGGGGATATGGAGGAACTTTATCTGGATAAGCTGGCCTATATTCACAAACTGGATAAGGTGCTGGCCAATGAAACCCGCTCCCTGACTGACCAGGGGGAACGCATCCGGAAAAAGCTCGCACGGATGAATAAAGCGCTCGGTATTGATCTGAAGTCCATGAAGCAATACAACCCGGCAGGCGAGTATCAGGCTTTCGGTCAAGGACAACGCATTCACTACCGGCCTGAGTTATTGAATGACCCCGCGTTTAAGGATCTAAACGACAATTATCGAGTTATTCACGTCAACAGCGACAACGGCAGCATGATCAAAACCCTGAAGAAAGTGCTGGAATCCGGCGGCCAGATGGTCTCCACCACTGAAAAAATTCGTCGTGGTATCCGCCCGGGCGGGAAGTCTTATCAGGCTGACCTGCACTCCGGTGGAGCCAACTACTTTTTTACCCGGATAAAACCGAAGGGCGATGCAATCAATACCGAGGGTTTCATCTGGAACAGTAAGGCCGCTGCACGAATGGACGCGATTTCCTACAGTCATGATTATTACGGCAGAACCACCGACACTCATGTGCAGCAGCACCGGAAAATTACCGTTTCACAGCTTAGAGAGATCAGTCGACTGGGCGGTAATGAGACCATCTTTAAAAACAGCCTGTCGATTTTTGATGATTTGGAGAGCATTCGAATCGATAGCCTTGACGAACGGCAGAACGTGATACAACTCTTTAAAGACGCAGGCTACCAGCAATGGCCAGATGGCCGCCCCTTAGAACAAGTGATAAAGCGGCGAGGAGAAGACGAATGACCCCAGGAGAAGCCAGCAAGCAGGGAGCCCCCCTGGAGATTGACCACCCTTATGGTGGCAAGCGATACCCGGCACAGTTATTTGATATTGACCAGGGCGTGGCATGGATAGAGTACGGCTGGGCAGAGGATGACCCCATGGAGCGGGCGTCTAATCCTATTCACATGGCACAGGGGGGAGTGAAAGCGACCCCGAACGGCTGGGAGATACCCACCGACGCAGGGCGTCCGGTGACTATTCGCAGACTGGACGCTCACAACGACAGCGACCTCATCGAAGAACTGAAAACGTACAACCGTGGTGACCGCTATCGAGCCAGGGACGTTATTCAGCAAGACTTATCACTGACCATACCCTCCGAATAACACCACCCAGATCGCCGCCCTGAGCGGCTCACCACGCCTTGAAAAAAATCACGGTTTCGCCTTGCTGTATGCCCGTCTGCGTTTATGTTGTGTGTTAATACAACAATAAATCTGGACGGACACTATGAAAACACGGCAACAAGCCATCGATGACATCGCCAGCACGATCCTGAAGCTGGAAACCCTCAACACCCGAAACGTGGATAACCTGGACTTTCACGAATTGGCCATCTGGCAGATCAAAGAAGCCCTGCAGGCTGCTTATAGTGCAGGCCTCCAAAAAAGTGATGCAAGTTCAAAGAACTTACGAAGCTAATATGATACTCGACTATCTTTCATTTTGATTTTTTTCGAGGCTCGCAATGCACCAAATAACAGCAGAACAAACAATTGGGGAGATTAGGTGTTATTTAGCTAAAAAATTGGAAAATGATTCTGTTGAGGAGCTAGGTATGACAGCGCAGGGACGTATTGTTCGGTTAGCAGACTCTACTGATGATACCAAAGAGTTGCACGGAAGACTAAAAGAACAATTGCTAAACCTTCAATCTTCGAGACAGACACAGAAGTCATCCAATCTACAGCAACACGTCGTTTACAGGACATTGAATGAGTATGTTGAAATCACCGAAATACCATCTTTGAAACCCATATATACTGTTTCGGGAGTTGATTTAGCTGAGCTGGAAACTGATAAAGAGATTCGTAGCAAACTTGCACAATTAAAACAAAAATATAGGAGTGAGTTTACGGAGTTAGCCAAAGAAACCAGCACAAAGTATTTATTGGGAAACTGTTTAACTAAAAGCAACAAAAATAACAGCTTGGTTAATGGTAACCGTTGCTCTTTCCTCAACCAATTTAAGCGGGATGAATGGTTGTTAATACAAAATGACAAAGCTGGGATGAGTAACAGAAAATCATTTTTTATGAGTAACGTGGTTATCCTGCAGTTTGAAAAAACATTTGAAACTAACGGTTGGCTATTAACGTACCCAAAAACTATTACCCGATGCAATATCACTAACTTTGAAACAAAAGAATTATTGAAAGCCTACCTGGACCGTTACGAAACCGATGAGTTTCAGGATGCATTCATGAAAACGGACAATGGTAAAAGTTCATTTTACCTGGTGCGTGATATGGGAATGAAGATTGATAAATTAACCGTCACTTTTGATGAAATGCCTGAATACAGATTTTCAAATAATGAGGCTGAACATTCTTGCACAAGGAGAAGGTACTCAGTGGTTGTACATGTCAGCCCTAACAATAAACAGAAAAAAACTATGGACTGTAACTGATGAACACACTTGAAAGGAGCGCTGCCATGTGGATATTCACCAGCCAGGGCATGATCAGCATTGTGAAACACAGAAACGAGCCACAGCTGATGATGGTCAGAGCCCGACAGGCCGAGGTATTAAAAACACTATTTCCAGAGGAAAAATTGCTCATCACTCCCGACGCTGATTATCGCTACCGTATGGAAGTACCACAGAGCGATGTGATCAACGCTTTGCAAGACCAGCTGGAAACCATGCAGTACGACAACTTTAAAAACAGCATTGGTGACCACGATTACCACACCGCCTGCTCTCAGGTATGGAGTGTGATGTATCGCTACCAGCAGGGCGTGACTGAGCGGCAACAACAACAGCAACAAGAAGAAGAACCGACGGCAACGTCCAGTCAAGCATACCGGCCACTCAGTGAGTTTCTGAAAAGCCCTGCCGAACAGGCACGGCAACGCCGAATCGCAAGCTCAGCATTCCCTGATGACTTTGGGGGATGCAGCGATAACTACCGTAAATAAGCCAGAAAAAGGAGATTGATCATGGCTAAAAAAACAACGCATGAAAAAGTCGCCAGCGCCTTTAAAACCCTGCTCGCCCGGGCAGAACAGGTGCGGGTTAATAACACCGAAGTGACCAGTGCCACCGCCAACTGCCTCGGCAAGTGGAGCATCACCATGAAGCTCAAAGGTGGCAAAGAGCTGGCACTGGATGACAAGGCACTGGATGCCATTACTTACGACAAAGGCGATTTTGTTGTCCACACCGAGGATGGCAAAAAGGAAAACCGCATCGCCTTTTACAGCATGAAAAAAGAAGTTCCCCGGCATATTTAATCGCCGCCATGACAGCCCTGCCCGTCAGGGCTTTATAATCAGGGAAGGATGGTATGCTGGTAATGCAAGGAGTAATTGCCAGTTTTTTATTGAGCAGGAGTGGAGCATGAATCTGATTGAACTGATTGCCGCAGGCGCAAATGACGAACTGGAAGACAGCGAACATCAGTCAGAGCTATTAACCGAAATTTATGAAAACGCCAGCGAGCAGGAGCAGCAGAAAATAGACGAGGTTCTGGTCTGTATTTGTGGGTGGCAATTCAGCAGCC